GTCGTCACGGCTGTTCTCTCCTGTTCAGGTCGCGCAGCACCTCGCGCACCTCGGTCATCAGCTCCTCGATCCGCACCATCCGGGCGTCGGACCGGGCGTCGGCCACGTCCGACGCCGCCAGCCGCGCCAGCGTGCGCGTGGCGTCGGCCTTCAGCTCCTCGATCTCGCGGGTCTGCAGCGCGTCGGAATGGCGCACGTCGCCCCAGGCGAGCGACGCCACCGCGACCATCCCGGCGAACGTCGTGATGTTCCCGAGGCTGATCTGCCAGGACCACGTGATCTGCGGTGCGTTCATCGCGCCCCCCCCATCGCCGAGGCGAGGTCGGGCGCGCGGAGATCCGTCGCGCCGCGCCCGACAAAGGTGCGATTGCCGAAATCGCGCTCGCGCTGCTTTTCCTGGCGGCTCCAGGCCAGCTCGGCCTCGGGGTCGAGGAAAGCCTGCACCTGGTCGGCGACGAGCCGGTCGAAGCCGAGGCGCGTGTACCAGAGGCTCGACCCGACGGGGGTGTTGTAGCGCAGGAAGTTCGCCGCCTCGCGGCCGAAGTTGAAGCTCTCGCCGCCCGCGAGCGCGGCCGCGCCGCGCGCGAACGGGCTGATGATGTCAGACCCCAGGCCGACGACCGGGCCGCCCAGCGTCTCGAACAGGCCGCCGCCGGCGCGGCTTGTCTCCGAGGCGAAGAAGTCCCCGAAGATGCCGAGGCCGCCGGACTGGAAAAGCGCGGCCATCCAGAACTTGCCCTCGGTCATGTCGCGGGGATCGCGGCCCTTCGCGACCTCCTTCAGCTGCACCGCCAGCGCGCCCAGGATCAGCAGCGGCGCGGCCAGGTTGGCGAAGGCCAGCGCCTTGTTCATCGGGCCCGGGATGGCCGCGATCCGGCGGTACTGGTTCAGGGTGAAGCTGAGCGCGAAGCTCTTGAACATCAGCGACGAGCGCAGCAGCTCGCCACCGACGGTGCCGGGCGACGTCCCACGCAGGAAGATCGCGCGGCCCTCGAGCGAGACCGAGGGCACGGCCAGCTCCATCATCTCGTTGATGGTCATCGACAGGCGCATCGCCAGGCCCTCGGCCTCGGCGCGCGGCAGGGCCGTCTGGGTCTCCAGCCAGTGGAACGGGGTGATGAAGGTCTCGCCGGACGCGGCGCGGAACATCGCCTCGGGCGCGCGCAGCGCGTCCCAGTCCTTGGCCGTGATGCCCCGTTCGGCCAGCACGCGGCGCAGCTGCGGGCTCATGTCGTCGAAGGACCGCCCGGCGTTCTCGGCCAGCAGGCCCGAGAACTCCATCTTGAACGCCGTGCGGTTCATGTCGGTCAGGAAGGACAGCCCCTGCACGCGCATGACGAAGCTCGACAGCTTCTGCGGCAGGCCGCTCGCCATGCTCGAGCCTAGGAACCGGCTGGTCGCCGCGCCGGCGTCGGCGAGCGAGCCGGCGACATAGCCCATGCGCGCCGCCTCGTCGCGGGTCGCGTGGCTGGCGACCAGGCGCGTGACGCGCGACAGAGTGTTAGCCGGGTTGCCGCCGATCGCGCGCGCCGCGATGCGGATCGTCGCCGCGTCGGTGACCGAGGACAGCACCGCCGAGCCGAGGCTGGACGACACGATGACGGCGCGCGTCCCGGAGAGGAAGCTGGCCCAGAACGCATTCACCGGCACGCTGGCCGATCCGTCCTGTTCGGCCAGCATCGCCTTCGCGCGCGCGGCGGCAGAATGGACAGCATTCTCCATGTCGACGGCGCGCGGGTCGCCGGCCTTGGCCAGCATGGCGGCGCGCTTCGAGGCGACCTGGTGGGCGAACTCCAGCCCGGCGCGCGGGTTCGGCCCCAGCACGCGCATCTCGGCCACGTCATGGGCGAGGCCGGAGAGGCCGTTGATCATCGCCGAGAAAGGATCGGCGCCGCCGAACTCGTGCGCGTAGTCTAGCCAGCCCTCCGGCGTGAAGTGCAGCGCCCGGTGCTCGGCGCGCTGGTTGTAGAGCGCCTTGCCGCCGGCGGTCATGCCCGGTTCCCGCGCGTTCCAGCCGCGCGTGACGACGCCGTCATAGACCTGCCGCAGGAAGGCCTCCGTCGCTTCCCGCGGCGGGACCGCCCCCTCGGCGGCGAAGGGGCGGCCGGTCTTGTGGTCCGTCATGCGCGACCAGTCGAGCTGACCCTCGATCCGCGACCGCCACGCTTCGAAGCCAGACTTGCGCAGGCGCGCAGCGTCATGGGTCTGCGGAAGGCCGTAGAAGTCGAGCTTGCCGATGTCGCCGCCATGGGCGTTGAAGGCCTGGCGCAGGAACTCCTGCGCCCGCGCCAGCGCCCCGGCAAGCTCCTTCGCCGCCGCGTCGCCGGTCGAGCGACCGAACGCCTCGAGGATCACGTTGCGGAACCCGGCCTGGTCGGTGACGCGGCTGAGCAGGTCGAGATGGTGCCTCGAGAGAACCTCGCGGATCATCGCGTTCGCATGGTCGACATAGGCCTCGGCGAGCGAACGCACCGCCTCGCCGGCCGCGCCCGATCCGGTCTGGCGCTCGATCAGGCCCTTCAGCGCGACGGCCGGATCGTCGGCCGTCATGATCGTGTGCTGGATCCGCCGCGCCGCCTGCAGCTGGTTCACGACGGCATGTCGGCGCGATCGCGCCGCGCGGCGGGTCGCCTCCTTCAGGTCGGCCGCCGCCATCGCCTGCGCCTGGTGGCGGCCCATGATCGTCTCGTATCGGGCGACCAGCTGGGCGAACTCGCCCTGCGCGGCGCGGCCGTGGCCGCGGCCGAGCTCGCCGCCGTCGATCGCCCGCTGCAGGCAGTCGTGGATGTTGCTCATGGCGTCGCCTTCTTTCCGATGCCGCAGGCGTCGAGCACGGCGACGAGCTCGTCGTCGGCGTCGAGCTCATCGAGGAGGTCGCCGGCGCGGCGGAATTCGCCGTCCGGCCCGGGCAGCAGCAGCGCCGCATCCTCGGCGTCGAACGCCTCGAGCGCGGCGCGCAGGCTCGCATCGTCTTGATCGGCGGCGTCGGAGAGCGTATCTTCCGCGTCAGGCAGGGCGGAGGCGGAAGAGGCCTCCGGGCGATCGCCGGACCTCCCCGTACTACGTCCGGCGTCCTGCCTCTTCTCGTACCCGGTCAGCAGCCAGGTCTTCGCGCCGCCATCCTGGTCGGTCAGCCTGACGACGAAGAAATCGCGATCGTTCTCGAGGCGGATGCGGTTCGGCGACCGGCTGACCACGGTGGTCGCGGCGGCGAGGCGACCCTGCAGGTCGTCGAGGATCTCCTCGTGGCGAAGCGCGATCTTCGCGATGCCGTGTCCGCTTCCCCGGCTACCGTCACCAGCCTCGCCCCAGACGAGCGATATCCGGCCAGGAACCTCCGGGTGCTCCAGCACGCCGAGCGCTTCGCCCCGCTGGTCGCGCTTCAGCCGGGCGATCGCACCTTCGGGATCGCCCTCATAGCCCCGGAACACCGGGCCGAACGGCCCCATTTCGGCCCGCAGATCTTCGGTCGCGACCAGGTCGGCCGCCTCGGCCTCGGGGCTTGACGCGCCGTCGGCAAACGCCCCTTCGGGCAGATCCGCGCCGCGCACGGGCGACCAGCCCTCGAAGCTCTTCACCGGAGCGCGCGCGAAGTCGGCGGGCAGGTCGCCGAAGACCCGCGCGTCGAGGTCGCGCAGGATGCGCGCCACCGGAACCGCGCCGGCCATGTCGCCGATCCGCCCGAGCTCGCGCGCCTTGCCTGCATAGGTCTTCAGGAAACCCGCGATCTCGTCGGCGGGCACGGCGCGCCCCTCCGGGTGGAACTTGCGCACCAGCGCGGCGGTCAGCGGGCTGATCGCCCCATCGAGAAGATCGACCGCACCCAGCAGATCTTCGACCATGGCGCCGACCTCCTTGCCGAACCGCGCCCCGATCTCGCGCGCCTCGGCGATCAGCCTCATCGCGTCGAGAACCTCCCCGCCGATGTCGTATTCCGGCGCAACCAGCGCGGCCTCGATGTCGGCGCGCAGAGCGGCCCAGTCAGGCGCGGCCGCCTGCAGCGCGCCAAGCAGCGCCCGAAACTCGCCGGCCTCCTCGCTGTCGATCGCGCGCGCCGCAAGGTCCGGCGCGTCCCAGGCGCGGGCGAACAGCGCGTTCTCCACCAGACGCCGGCCATCGGCGTTCAGCGCGCCCTTGCGGCCGACCAGGCGATTGACCTGGCTCGGAGGCAGAGCCGAGAGAAGAGAGCGTACGAACCCGCGGTTCGCATCGTGGCCGACCCCGCGGGAAAGGTCTGCCGTCGCCAGCCGCGACGTGGTCAGCTGGCGCGCGACGACGCGAGCGGCTTCGGCCGGCGACAGCTCGGCGACGCCGGCGTCGTTGGCCTCGACCGCGAACTTCACGCGGTCGGCATGGGGGCGGTCGGGAGCGCGGCCGACGACGACGGGGTTCTCGATGCCCGCCGGAACCTCGACGCCATTCTGGTCCGCCCAGTCGAGCACAGCCTGGCGATACGCTGCGGCGCGGTCGGTTCCCTCGCCATAGGCGATGCGCAACGCGCCGACGCGGCCGTTGCCGCTTTCCACCACATCGTCAAAGCCGACGATTGGCGCGCCCCGGTCGGCATAGGGGCCGGGCATCAGCAGCGCCGGATCGAGCGCCGCGGCGATCGAGCGGATCTGCGCGTCCGACCGCGTCTCCGCGCGGTTGCGCCACTGCAGGTCGCCGGTCGCCGGCTTCAGCGAGGCGAGGTCGACCACCTGCCACTCGACGTCAACGCGCGTGCCCTGCGCCGTCGCCACCTGGTTCGGCGCGGTGTAGCCGCGGCTGGTCGTGGTGGTGTCGACGAAGCGCCCGGCGCCGACGGAGGGATGCGCCTTCGACGGCACGCCGACGACGTCTGCGGCCCAGTCGGGCACGCTGTCGCGGCCGTAGGACGGGCCCCAGGCGCGTTCGCCGCCGACGTCGAAATGGAGCGAGTTGGCGTAGACGCCGACGCCGCGGAACCCCGCCGCCTTCGCGCGGACGATCAGGTCGCGACGCTCCTCGATCGACAGGTCGGAAACATCGATGTCGAAGGCCGTCCCCTGGATATGCTGGCTGCCCTTCGCGCCGCCGACGCGGGCGTTGCGGGCCGGGTCGCGGAACGCGCTGGTCACGTTCAGCCGCCGGCCGATGTCCGCCTCGAGGCGGTCCAGCGCCGCCTCGGCGTCGAAGGTGACGCCGGGCATCGCGCCCCGATCCGGCAGCCGCCCCTGCTCGAGGTCCTTCACGGCCGAGGAAATCCGCGTTGCGTGCTCGGCCTCGGTTCGCGCCGGGGGACGGCTGGCCGCCGAGGACTGCCCGCGCGCCCGGACATACCCGGCATAGCGCGCCGCGCCGGCGACGAGCCCGCCAAGCCCCGCGCCAAGGACGCCGGCCGTCGCTATGTCAAGGAGCGGGTTCGGATCCTCGGCGTCGAGGTATTCCGCCATCTCCTGCCGCTCGGGGATCATCATCGCCTCGGCGGCGGCGTTCACGCCGCCCTCGATCATCATCGTGGTCAGGATCGCCGCGCGGCCCGGCGCGCCGAGCGGCGCCGTGGCCAGCGTGACGGGATCGATCAGGCCGGATCCAAGACGGCCGAGCGTCTGCGCGCCGATCCGTCCTTCCGGGGCGTTGCCCAGGACGGCGTCCGCGTCCCCGTAGTCGCGGCGCATCAGCTGTTGCAGATAGGGCCAGAACGCCTCGTCGCTGAAGGGCAGGTCGCTCGCGATCATCGGATCCTTGGCGACCTGCTCCTTCCGCGCGGCCAGGGCCCGGCGGCGGCGCTGGCCGAGCGGATCGCCGCGCCGCACGCTCTGCATGCGCTCCGCCGGCGACAGGGGCTCGACGCCCGCGGCCGCCTCGATCTCCTCGATCAGCGCGGTCTCGTACTGGGCGCGCTGGTTGAAGACGTTGCGCTCGAGGCGATCCGCCCGCCAGCCGGCGGCCACGGTTTCGGCATAGGTCGGGATCTTTGTCGTCAGCGCCGGCGTCTCGGAGGCCAGCGCCTCCATGCCTTTCAGCCAGAACGTCATCGCGCGGCCTCCCGCAGGAGGCCGGGGATGGTGAAGCGCCAGGTCTGACCATCAGGCAGGGTGAGCTTCTCGCCCTGGTACAGCATCATGTACTCGCCGCCGCCGATGGCGCGCAGCGTCATGTGGGCGAGGTCGCGGACGGTCACCGGCACGCCGGCGATCTCCGGCGCCGCGCCGTCCCTCGACATGGCTGCGAGCTGGCCGGCCAGAAAGGCGTCGTCGGAAACGTTCTGGGCGGCCGCGGCGACGCCCCGCCGATCGCCCTTGTCCAGCGTCCGCCGGCCGAGCTTGCCGAGCGCGACCTCGACGTCGGCCGCGCCCACGCCGGCAGGCAGCGCGGTCAGCTCGCCGCGCACCGTCTGGATGCCGCCCTTGACGTCCTTGTTGTTCTTCCTCGGGTCGGGATCCACGACGCCCGTGCCGCCGAGAACCTCGTGCACGGCCTGCCGATAGACCACCTCGTCGATGTCGGTCCCGGCGGGCTGCCGCCGCACGCGGGCGGCATAGAGCGCGTCGGCCGCCTTCTGGACCGCGCCCTGCATCATCTCGCCGCCGTCGACGTCGGCGAACAGGTTGCCGACCTGGGCGAAGGTCGGCCCGAGCCGATCGGCCCGCGACGGCATCACCACCGTCTCGGCCTCGATCGCCTGCTGGCCGCGGAACACCTCGCGCGCGACGCCGGCGGATCCGCCATCGGCCAGCAGCCCGGAGACATGGCCGAAGACCTCGTCGCCGGCGATCGCCGCGGCCGCGTCCGGCCCGAGAACGCCGCCCAGCGTTCCGGCAAGCGCCACCCGCTCCGCCGGATCGCGCTCGAGGCCGGCGGCTTCCTTCAGCACCGCCTGCTCGTCGAGGGTGAGCGGGATCGCGACGCGGGCATAGCCCTCGCCCTCGATCGTGCTTCGCGCGTAGGCCGCGCGGTCGCGCAACGCCCTGACGAAGCCCCCCGGCGCGGCGGCGTCGAAATCCGGCAGGTCCGGAACGGCCATCCCCACGCTTGCCGCCATGGCGATCGGGTCCTTGCCCCAGCCTTCGTTCGCCTTCGCAAAGGCGCCCTCGAGCACCTTCAGGCGCTCGTTCTGCCACTTGCGGACGATAGGCTGGGCGCGCTCCTCCTGGATCATCGCCGCGATCTCCGCCGGCGGCGCGGACAGTATCGCGCCCCGGTCGCGCATCAGCTCGCCGGCGGCCATCGTCTCGGCGAATTCCGGACGATCCTGCGCGCGCGCGTCGGAAAGCAGCGCCAGCTGCCCGGCGCTCGGCATGCGCCCCGCGGCGAAGATGTCGCGGATCTCGCCCAGCTCGTCCCCGATCGCGTCCGACGCGACCTTGGCCTGGCGCTCGGCCTCGACAGACGCGGCGGCGATGTCGTTCGCCGCCTTGATCCGCACGTTCTCGGCATAGACCGGGTCCAGCCCCTCGTACTCGCCCCGGTCCAGCGCGGCGACGACGCCTGCCGGATCGGCCTCGAGATGCCGCAGGACGGCCGCCTGCTCGCCCTCGGCGGCGGCGCGGCGCAGGATGTCGCCGCCTTGCTCGGGGGTGATCCTGCCCGACGCGATCCCGTCGGCGACGCTCTCGGTCAGCTCCTGCAGCCCGGCGTCGCGGCTTCCGCGATCCGACCCGGCGGCGGCGCCGACATAGGCGTTCGTCTGCTCGTCCAGCGCGGCGCGCCAGGCGCTGTTGCGCCCCTCGAGCGCGCGCGCGCCGATGCGCAGCGTGTAGCCGTTCGCCAGCTCGTCATAGCTGGCCTCGACCCGGGCGCGGTTGCGCGGATCGACCCCGGCCATCGACTGCGCCCGCAGCGCGCCCGACCGCTCGACCCAGGCGGCGTCCAGCGCGTCGGGATCGCCGATCCCCTCCATCTCGAGGGCGAGCTGGCCCAGGTCGCGCTGGATGCGCGAACGGGCAACGACCATCTCCCGGTCCAGCCGGTCGGTCTCCATCGCCTCGCCGATCTGGCCGAGACGCTGGCCGAACTGCGCCACGGCGTCGCCGGTCCCCGGGGCCTCGACGCGGACCTGCGCCGCGCGGCCGCCGGCCAGCTCGGCGAGCGGGATGATGACGCCGCCGCTCACGCGGCCACCCTCCGGTCAGCGAGGCCGGGCCAGATGGTCGGGGCCTTGCTCAGCAGCGACGTCGCGGCGCTGAGCTTGCCCGTCAGCAGCGCCGTCGTCCCGCGCGCGCGCCAGGCGCGGCTTTCGGCGGTCAGCTCGGTGTCGCGGGCGGCGGCGCCCGAGCGCACCGACTGGCTGGCAAAGCTCAGCTCCTTCGCGGCGGTCTGCCCGAGGAGGACCGCGGTCGGGCTGTCCAGCGAGACGCCCCGCGCGGCGAGCTCGGCGCGCTGCTGCGCGATCGCGCCGCGCATCCGCTCGCGCGTGCGCTGGTCCTCGACCGCGGACAGCGCCCGCTCGACCCCTGCCTGGCGCTTCGCCAGGCGGGCGTTCATGGCGGCGGCGTCGGCCTCCGCCTGGCCCTGCATCAGCGACCCGCCGACGCTCGCCGCCAGGCCGGCATAGCTCGCGATCTGGCCGAAGGTCAGGCCGCCGGCGGCGGCGCCCGCGGCCGCCCCGCCGGCCGCAGCCGCCCCGCCCGCCGCGGCCGCGCCGCCGCCGAACATCGACCCCATGAACGCGCCGATCGCCGGGATGCACATCGCTCAGCCTCCCGAGACTTCGGCGATCGCGGTGGCCGACAACAGCGTCATCGGCGCGCCGCCCACGGGGCGCAGGCGGTACGACACCTCGCCGGCCCAGCCGCTCGGGACGGGGGCGTTGATCACGCCCGACCATCCCGAGACCAGGTCGGCGGGAACGGGCTGGTTGGCGACGTCGGTCCAGGCCCCGGCGACCTCCGGCCGCCCGAAGTCGCGCATCACGACGCACATCTCCGCCGCCGCGGTGCGGTGCCAGCGCAGCCCCATCGCCTTGACGCGCTTCTGGCGGCCGAGCGCCGATCCCTCGCGGACCTGCGCCGACACGTCCAGCAACTCGATCAGGTGGGTCGGATCGTGCAGGCCGACGACGGCGCGCGTGACGGCGTCGTCGAGCTCGATCGCGCCGCCGGTGACGACGCGCGGCGGCATCGCTCCGCGGTCGCTCCAGACATGCACGCTCTCGCCCTCGAGATGGTCCAGGCCCGAAACGGCGCTGAAGGGCGCGCCGGTGACGACGGTCGCCGCGAACAGGTGCACGGCCTGCGAAACCGGGGCCGCGCCCGACAGCACGGAATAGAACGGGGCCAGCTCCTCGACGCGGCGCACGGTCGCGCCGCCGATGACGCGCCGCACGACCAGCGTCACGACGTCGGCCACGCCGGCGGCGTCGGTCGACACGCACAGGCTCTCGACGATCCCGCCGGCCAGGGGCACGGTCGCCCAGCCGAGCACGTCCTCGGCCGCGTCATGCACCATGACGGCCAGGTCGCCGGTCGACCGGCGCAGCCAGGCCAGGCGCATCGGCGCGCTCTGCCAGTGGATTTCCTCGAGGCCGACGGCGCCGATGTGCTCGCCCGGCAGGCTCAGTTCCACGGGCTGGGTCGCGTCCTGGTCGAACGCATAGCGCATCTCGAAGACGCGGGCCCGGTCGCGCGCGATCATCACCGGCTTGCCGTCCGGGGCGATCGGCTGCACCGGGCTCGCGCCCACGGTGCTGTCCAGCCCGAAATCCGCACTGGCGGGGCCGATCGGCGCGCTCTTGTCGCCGCTCGCCCGCGTGGAATACTCCTCGCCGATCGCGCCGACATGCAGCCCGCGCGACCCCGGCTGCAGCCAGACGATGCTGTTCAGCGATCCGCCGGTGGCGGCGAGGGTGTAGCCGAAACTCGCGTCGGCCTCGACGCCGGGCTCGAAGTCGAGATACCCGCCCACGGCGCTGGCCCAGATGCCGCGCGGGTTGCGCGGCGTCGCGGCCAGGAACAGCCGCTGCTGCCACAGGGCGATCGCGGCGGGCTGGCCGTTTTTCTCGGACCAGGCCCCTTCGCTCCAGCGAAAGGTCGGGGCGCTGACCACGCCCGGGGGCAGGCGCTTGACCACGCGCGCGGTGACGCTGTTGGCGTTCGTGTAGGCGGTGATGCGCACGATGCCGACCAGGTCGGAGATGTAGCGCCAGTCGGGGCCGGACCGGCCGGTCTTGACGGTGCCCTCGCGATGGATCGGCGGGTTGACCCCGGTGGTGTTGTCGCCGCCGGTGTAGGTGACCTCGTAGATGTGCCCGTCATGCCGCCAGCGCTCGCCGACATTCGTCGGCCGCTGGCCCTCCCAGGTGGGAATGGTCTCGTCGTCGACGGCGCGCAGCCGGAACAGGCCGCCGACATGGGCGGCGACGAAGGGCGAGCCCACGCCGGTCAGCGTGATCGCCGCGCCCGTCTCGGCCGAGGCCTGGACGGTGACGGCCTCGTCGTCGTTCTCGAGCTCGAACGGGCCGCGCTCGAACGCCGCGGGCGAGATGGTCCAGCTGTTCAGCGCCAGCCGCGCCAGGCGCTGCGGCCGCGTCTGCCCGTCGACCAGGTAGATGACGTCGGCCGACTGCACGAACTTCAGGCGGCGGACGGCGGCGAGCGAATAGGGGGTCACCAGCTCATAGGGGCTGCCGCCGCTGGTCACCAGCACGCCGTAGCGCCAGACGCGCATGCGCAGGTTGGAGAACTCCAGCACGACGGCGTCGTCCTCGGCGAACTGGAACGCGATCAGCCGCGCCGAGGCGTTGCCCCGGGTCGCGCCGCGGTGGATCGTGCCCGGGCTGCGCGTCACAGCGCCCTGGCGCAGCGGGATGAACCCGCGGCAGGTGCGCAGGCCGGACTGGACCCGCTGGTAATCCTCGCGGCCGTAGAGCAGCGGCGAAACCTCGCCGGCCGAAAAGCTGCGCTGGCCCGGGTTCTGCCTCATCGCAGGCCGCCCGAGAAACCGGGGGCCAGCGCGGCGCCGACCCAATCCGGCTCGCGCTCGCGGCCGTCGTACCGGCCCTGCGAGGCGGCGTTGCGATCGGCCCGGGCGGCGCGGGCCAGATACTCGGCCGACATCTCCAGCAGCGCCTGGGCCCGGTTGTTGCTCGTCGTCCAGCGCAGGGCCAGCAGGCTCGCCAGGCGCGCGGCGACGGCGGTGCGGAAGTTCGCGCCGAGCAGCGTCTCGTCGCTGATCATCCGGGTGTACCGGACATGCAAAGGCCCGGCGGCGTCGGCGCGCAGGCGGTCGGCGTCCAGCCGCCAGCGGACGCCGCAGGGCCAGACGTCGAGCATCTTCACGAAGTCGCTCGGCCGCTGAAACGAGAACCCGAGCTCGGGATCGCCGGCCGGCTCGTCGACCCGCGCCAGCTGCGCCGCGACGCGGGCAAACGACCATTCCCCGTGCTCGAGGCAAATCCTCAGCGCCTCGGGATACTGCTCGGCCGCGCTGATCGCCTGCTCGCTGTCGTCGTCGAGCGAGCTGATCGGCTGCATTTCCAGCAGCCGAAAGGCCTGGGCGGCGATGCCCGACTGGGCGATGGGGGTGGGCATCGCGCTCAGCCGGTCAGAGGTTGTCGATCCACTCGATGATGAAGTTCATCGACCCGTCGCCGGTCGCGTTGGCGGCGGCCTGGAAGATCAATTCGATCTCCGCATTCGGGTTCGCGGCCAGGCCGACATGCTGCCACAGGCGGGTGGCGGCGGCCGCCTCGATCGCGGTGACCGGGAATTCCTCGACCGACGCGCTGGTGGTCTTGGTGAACAGCGCCGCCGGCGCGCCGGCGATGCCGACGCGGGTGGTGGCGAAGCCGAGCCCGGCGTTGTGGAAATACGTGCCCGGCCCGAGGATCACGTCCGAGGGCAGCCGGATCAGCCGGTAGACCGAGTTTGCGCTGTCATCGGCGGCGTTGACGATGCGGCCGGTGGCGCGCCGCACGTTGCCCTTGACCAGGCGGGCGTCGGGCACCGGGCCGCCGATCTGCGCGGCGCGGTACAGGGTGGACTTCAGGTTGACGACGGCCATCGCGGCCTCCTCGTTCAGCGATGTGACGGGGGCGGGGCCGGCGAGCGGCCCCGGCGGGGGCTCAGCTCTCGACGCACTCGATGACGCGGACCTGCAGGTCCTCGACGCGGGCGCAATCCATGTAGGCGTCGATGTGCCAGTAGGGGATGTTGCGCTTGCTGGTGTCGTTCCACATGGCCGTCTTCACGTCCTGCCAGACGCCGAGCTTGATCCCCTCGCGGATCCAGACGGGGCAGGAGCGGACGGTGGCGACCTTGGGCAGCGCGTTGATGTGGACGAACTCGAACCCCATCAGCTGCGTCACCTTGCCGTCGCGCAGCTGCGGCTGCTCCAGCTGGTTCAGGTCGGCCGTGCCGGTCTCGACGATGCCGAGCAGGTCGTCGTCCTGGTTCTGGGTGATCGCCATCACCGGCGTCACCCGGTCGAGGTCGACCTCCGACAGGCCGAGCCCCTTGCGGACGGCGCGCAGCTTGGCGATCGTCAGGCCGAGCGCCGCGGCGGGGACGATGTTGCCGCCCGGCAGGGCGATCCCCGCGCCGCCCGGGCGCTTGCCCTCGACGACGCTGCCCAGGATGCCGCCCTCGCCGACGGTGCCATCCTCGTTCAGCCCGAGGATGCAGTCGTCGATGCCGCGACCGATCGCCATGGCGCCGTTCTGGATCAACTCGGAGGTCGGCTCGCCGATCTGGCGGAACGTGTCCTCGGCGTCGATATAGTCGCCGACCGCGATCGGGTCGCGATAGATCAGCCAGCGCCGACGCCGCGGCGCGGTGATCTCGATGTTCGACCGACGGCGACCGACGTCGCGAACGGCCTTCACGGGGTCGATCAGGTTCGCGGCGACCGCGCCCTCGCCCGAGCAGGGCTTCTCGACGACGTAACGCCGCAGCTTCGACCCGAAGCGCTGGGTCGCCAGCTGGGTGTTGGCCTCGAACTGGAGCTTGTGGTGCTGCTCGACGAGCAGGTCCTTGGGCATGTGCCCCTCCGGAAAAACACGGGTTGCGTGGATTTTCGAAGGGGGTGCCCGGCAGCCGGACCGCTTCTGCGCGTCAGGTGCGCTACCCCGCCGGTGTTCCCGGCTCCCAGACGGACGGCGCGCTGTCGCGGTGAGCCGGTCCCCGTCGAATTGGGCGGAATCGTCTCAAATACGCGGAAAGGTTGTCAAGCCCTTTCCGCGCTGTCGCTCAGGCCGCCCGCAGCGCCCGCAGCGCGGCGTCGCGGGTCTTCAGCAGCTTGCGCACCGCAACCTGCTGGCCCTGGCCGGGAGGCAATGCGCGCAGCAACGCGCGGCCCAGGCTCTCGAACCGATCCGACAGGCGCTTCTCCGCGCCGGTGAAGCCGCGGCCAAAGACGCGCGCGGCCTCGAGCTCGACCGGGTCGAGGTCCTCGTCCTCGAGCTCGGCGTCCGGCTCCGGCGAAGGACCGGGATTGGCCTCGGCCTGGTCCGGCTGGGTCTGATCCGGTTGGGCCTGATCCGGCTGGGTCTGATCCGGTTGGGCCTGATCCGGCTGGGTCTGGTCGGTCTGGGTCTGCTCGCTCACGCCTGCTCTCCATGCTTGGGATTTTTGGGGTTCCGTTCCGCCTGACTTGGTGGAGCCGCTCAGGTCCCGGCGGCCAGGCGCATCAGCGCATCGCGGATGGGGGCAAGCCGCCGCATCTCGGCCTGGTCGCCGCGGTTGAAGGCCTTGCCGAACTCGCCGTCGGGCCCGTCCATCGCGGCGAGCTTCGCGCGCGCCTCGGCCGGCGTTCCCGCCATGCCGCCGCCGCCGCCCGCGCCATGGCCCTTCAGCACGTCCTCGCCCATCATGTCGCCGAGCGCGGCGAAGAACTTCACCACGCCGGCGTCGCCGGTCCGCAGGGCCAGCGAGGCGGTGACGTTGGCCAGCGCCTCGGCGTCCAGCCCGGCCTTGGCGCCGATCTCGGCGGCGGCGGCGCGCGCCTGGGCGATCTTCGTCGGCGCAGCCTGGCCCCAATCCGTTTCCAACTTGGTCATCATCTCGGCGTTGGCGGCGGCCAGCTGGGTCTCGGCCGAGGACATGATACCGCCCAGCCGCGCGCCGTATGCCCCGATCAGCGCATTCAGCGCCGCCGGCGTCACGCCATGCTCATGGGCGATCTTGCGCGCCGCGGCCTCCAGCTCGGGGTCCCAGTCGACGCCCTTGGGCAGGTCGGGCTTGGCGATCTCGTACTTGTCCGCGCTCTCGGGCAGGCCCCCGAGGCCCTGGGCGCGCAGCCATTCGGCCAGGCTCGCCCCCTCGTTCGGCTTCTCGATCAGGCGATCGGCAGGCTTGCCGAGCATGGTCTCCGCGCTCTTGTAGCTCTTCGAGATACGGTCGAGCGCGTCGAGGGGATCGTCGACCGAATACCCCTTGGCGTCGATCCACGGCCGCAGCGGCGTGAACCGCGCATCGTCGAACCACTTCGCCTGCGCCTGCCCGGCGGCGGCCGCCGCGGCCGCGGCAGCGGCGGCCGCCGCAGCTTCCGCTTCGCCCGCGCCGCCGCCCGCGCCGCTCCCTTCGGCCTCGCGGAACAGCACGAACCGCCCGAACCTGTTACGCATCGTCCATCTCCATCATGGCCCGGAGGTCTCCGGGGGTAAGAGCCATCATCGCCAGCAGCTCGACCGCCAGGTCGCGCCGCCCGGCCTCATAGGCGAGCTGCTCGGCCGAGGCGGCCAGCCGGCCGGAACCATCGACCGGCTGGCCGACCAGCACGCGGCCGAGCACGATCAGGTCGCCGGCCAGCTGCGGCTCGCGCTCGTCCGCCTCCTGCCAGCGCCGCGCCCGCGCGCGCGCCGCCGCGCCGCCGTCGCGATCCATCCGTCCGCGCCACAGCGCCAGAGCCAGCCGGTCGAGGATCACCCGTCGATCTCCCGCGCGACCATCCGGTCGATCGCCCGCGCCGCGCCGTGGTGCAGCGCCCGCCATTTCAGGCGCGGCAGGCCGAGGCGCAGGTACGTCTCCCCGTTCACGGTGACGACCAGGTCGCCGGCCTCGGCATCGACGATCACGTCGAAATCCTGCTCGGCGAAATTGCCCTGATAGTCGATCACGCCGGCCTCTCGCTTTCCACCTGTTGCTCCAGCCTCCGGCGGGCAGCGCGCGCCCAGGCCTGGATCGCCGCCGGCCGATCCATCGTCGCCGACGCGCCTATGCCCAGAAGGCGACAGTGCTCCGCCCCGCAGCTGTACTTGATCCGCGCGCCCAGCTCGGCCGCCAGCGCCTCGAGACCGTCCGACGGGCAGGCCTCGATCTGCGTCGCGGCCGCAGCGATGTCCCTCATCCGTTCCAACTGCATCAGAAATCCCCTGAGCTCCCTCACGCCGCGCCCTCCATCGCCGCCGCGCTGGCGACGTCCTTCGCCACGCCGCCGGCGGCCTGCGCCGCCTGCATCGCCATCGCGGCCTGCTCGGCCTGGGCGCGCTGCTGGCTCAGCGCGTCGGCCGCCTCGCGTGATCGCAGGATGCGGCCCGGCGCGCCGCGGGCCTCGACCATCAGCTCGACATAGGCGTCCTCGTCGAACCGATCGAGCAGGCGGGGCTTCAGCTCCGCCAGCGGCGCGATGTCCTGCACGATGCGCGCCATCGCCGCGCCCTCGGCCGAGCGCTGCGCCATGGCGGCGGCCGAGATGTACTTCACCTGCAGCGCCGCGCCCTCGCGCGCCATCTCGGGCGGCGGCGGCGGGATCTGCCCCTCGCGCAGCAGGATCGCGAACCGCCGCGACGCCTTCGGCGCCAGGAACTCGCCCTGGACCCGCCCCATGTTCGGGGCCATCAGGCGCAATTTCTCCTCCTGGCGCTCGATCACCTCGGTCGCGGTCATGCCTGACCGGCCCACCATCTGCATCAGCGTCCAGTGAAAGGCGTCCTTGATCGCCTCGACCCGGGCCTGCGCCATCTCCAGCGTCAGACCGGTGCCCGAGAAATTGTCCAGCGGGCGCAGCAGCGGGTCGCCCTTCATGTTCACGCCGCCGTAAATCACCTCGCCGGGGCGCACGACGCCGCTGGTCGCCCAGGCGTCGCGCTCCGGGGCCAGCAACGTCGGGTCCGCGGCCTTCTGGCCGGCGCGCAGGTTCGCGGCGTCCATCAGGTTCAGCACGCGGGCGTCCGGCAGCGCGACCATGCCCGGGCCGCGGCCATAGGCCTGGCCGCTGTCGACCTCCCAGCGCGGGGCGTAGAACGGCATCTCGGCATAGCCGCCCTCGCGCACCACGCGACACCCCTCGGCGCAGGCATAGGTCGACAGCCACCGCTTGCCCCTCGGCCCCAGCTTGCCGCGCGACCAGTCCATGTTCAGGTGCACGTGGTGGTAGAAATCCACCCGGTCGAGCGCCCCCTTAGTGGCCCGCTCCAGCATCTTGGGCGGCACGGCGTCGGGCCCGAACAGGCGCACGGCCATCCGCCCGGTCAACCCGAACTTGCGCACGGCCTCGGTCACCTGGCCGAAGGCGTCGATCTCGAAACAGACCTCCGCCAGCGACAGGGTCACGTCCATGATCCGCTGCTCGCCCGGGACGATCTCGTCGTATCCGGCGGCGTTGCCGAAGGTCGAGATGTCGCCGAACGTCTGGATCGCGGCGTCATAGAACGTGCTGACCCCGGGGGCGAAACTCCGCAGGATGCGGTTGCCGACCAGCTCCAGCCACAACTTCGCCGGCCCCCAGGCGTTCAGGTCGTCGTCGTTGGTCTCGACGCCCATCCAGCGGTTGGCCGGGTTCGTCAGCGTGCCGTACAGCCCGCTGGCGAAATACTCCTGCGCGATGATCGGCGCCGAGCTCAACGGCTTGTCGTCGCGATGCCGGCTCGGGTCGGCCGTGACGAAGCCGCCGCGCTGCGGCCGGATCAGCCGCGCCAGCTCCTCCCAGTCCTGTTCGTGCTGGCCCCGGGCGGCCTTCAGCTCGTCCCACCGCCGGATCGCCTCCTCGGCGCGCGGATCCTTCAGGGTCTCGGTCATGCGGCCTCCTCGACGGGTTCGAACAGCTCGGCAAAGTCGGTCGGGCCGCAGACGGACAGGGTGTCGCCGTCCTTGATGATCCAGTCGCCGACATTCGCCTCGCCCTGGTTTCCGGGCAGCACGAGCGAGCATTCGATCTCGTCCGGCCCGGCATAGGCCTGCCGGATCCAGATCGCCTTCGGCTGCCAGCCGCCGACCGCCCATTCGACGACCTCGCCGGAATTCTCCCCGGTCCACTGCATGGCCTCGACGCTGGCCGCCTTCTCGCGATAGCGCGGCGCGGTCACCGCGCGTCCCCCAGCTGCGACGTCGTGCTCGGGATCCCGGCGGGCCCCGTCAGGATGTCGGCGGCCGCGCCGCGGCGGCGGCGGCGCAGCGCCGCCTCCATGTCCGCCTCGCGGTTCGCCTCTCCGTTGTCGGCCGCCGGGATGATCTGCCGGACGGACGGCATCTTGGGGGCCTCCATCCCGAACATCTTGCCGATCGCGCGCATGCACATGCTTCAGTCCTCCCTGATCCAGGCGTACTGGTCGAAATCGACGCCGCCGCCGGCAAAGCCGGGCAGCCGCGCCTCGAGGTGGAAACCGATGGCGGCCAGCAGCCGCCCGGCGGTCGGATGCCCCGACCAGCTGCGGCACTCCGCCCGCGTCACCCCTCGCGCGGCGGCATAGGCGGGCCATTCCCGGCGCCAGTGCCGCACCAGCTGGCGCAGCTCGGCCCGCCACCGGCGATGGTCGCGCGCCAGCATGGCGACGGTGGCCGCGCCGACGGCGAAGGGCGTCAGGGCCATGACGGCAAAGGCGCGCTCGCCGCGAACCGCGATCAGCGATCCGGGCCCCGCCGCGCGCCAGGCCGCCCACAGCGGCAGCGGCCGCGCCTCGTCCCCCAGCATCAGCTGCGCCTCGAGCGCGTCGTTGACGTCGAGGTCTGAAAAGACGTGCAGCGCCAGCGCGTCGTCCCAAGGGCGAAGGGCGATCATCCCTCGGCGCCCCCCTGGTCGATCGCCCGCACGCCGCAGGCGGCGCAACGGACCTGCGCACGCCGCAGGGGGCCGAACAGCCGCATCGTCAGACAGGCGGGCTCGCCGCACCACGGGCAGCCGAACACCCCGAGGTCGAGCTCGCGCGCCACCAGATGCGCCCGCGCCTGGTCCAGCGCCGCCTCGACGTCGACGTCGCGCACCGCGCGCATCGGCCTCGTCATCGGCCGCCTCATGCGAAATCCTCCCCGCTGTAGCCCGGGACCCGGTCGAAGGCGTCGGCCGCCGGCGGCGGCGCGTCGTGGCCGAAATTCGGCACCACGGTCAGCTTGAACCGGTAGGCCCGGCATTTCGGGCCGTTGAACCGCACGGCGGCCTCGCTCGGCCGCGCGCCGGGAATGCGCTTGATCGCCTGCACCCAGACGCCGGTCTGGCCGGCCGGCGCATACCAGTGCGACCCCTCGAACAGCTTCGCCAGCATCGGGTGGTTGTTGGCGACGACCAGCTCGGCCGTGTCGGCGCGACCGTCGACGCGCAGCCCGTAGGAGGGCAGGGCGTTCGCCGCCTTGATCTGGTCGGGATCGTCGCGCAACCCCGCCGCCGCCATCACCCATTGCCAGACCGTGAACCGGTCGCCGGATCGGTAGATGTCCAGATGCTGCCCCAGCAGATGGTTCAGGCAGCGCTGCCAGTCGGACGACTGGTCGACCTGCGCGCCGACCACGTCCGCGGCCAGCTTGCCGGCCCAGAGCGCCAGGCGCTCCGCCGGCGGCTCGCCCTGGTGCAGCGCCAGGTCCGCCATGGCGAGCAGGGTGCCGAACTGGTCGCATCCGCGGGCGTCGTGGCCGGCGTCGTGCAGCGCCTGGCGGTACAGCTCCAGCGTCCGGTGCAGCCGCGGCCACTCCGCCAGGACCTGCGCCTGCAGCTCGCGGCCGACCTTGCGCCAGCGCTTCGGGTCCAGGCTCGGGCTGGTCTCGCCGCGCTCGAGCGGCACGAGCTCCAGCACGGCCAGGCGGCTGATGTCCTGGTCGAGCAGCGGCGGGATCAGGATCGAACTGAACAGGAACGCGCTGCGCGCCTTGAACTCCTGCCC